TGTGTTGAATCATCTCCAAACACTGAACCTACCACGTGACCTACAACTGAACCACTTACTGATCCTGTTATGTTTGCTGTTATTGTTCCTGAAGCGGCATCAAATACAACTTGTCCTGCGGCGTTTTGTATATCACCTTTAACAGTACCTGCTACCAAGTTTGTTACAGTGATATCATCCACATAGGCATTTGCCCATCTTTCTGTGTTTGTTCCTAAATCTCTTGTGCTGTCTGTGTCAGGTGTTACGTTACCTGCAATTCCTGTGAAAGTTAATGAAGAAGCACCAACTGGACTTCCGCCAACTGTTACACCATCACCAATAAAAAGCGGTGCAACGCCCGCCGTTGTGTAATCCGTTACATATACAAGTTCGCCCAATGCAGGAGTGATTGCTCCACGTTCTGCGTTAGTTCCTCGTCTTAACTGTAATGCCATTTAAATATGCTCCTAGTACGTTTATTTATTCGTATTTATTTGTTCTTCTTAATAAACTTTTTAGTTCTTGTGCTGATATCTGCTTTTACCTTGCTTACATCCAGCCTAAAATCCACGTTTTTGATGGCATCTTTGTAGTGTACAAACATTTCGTTGATTGTAGCCTCTAATTCCTTAGATGAAACGTTTTTACGGCTGGGTTTCATGCGTACTTCCCATTTTTTACCGTCTTTAAAAGTTACATTAATGCTCTTAAGATATTGGACAGGTATAGCCGAAACTTCTACATCTCCGAATATTTCGGGCCATTCTCTTACTACCTGTTTAGGCAATTTGCCTTTGCTAAAACGTACCACAGCGACAGTTTCCACAATCTTAAGACTTTTTCTTACTTGGGTCTAAGTCTTCCGCATCCTTCCTCAATTTTGCGGCTTCCTTGTACAGTCTATCTGCATCGCTTCTCATTTTACCAGCAATCTGTTCATCTGTTAAAACTTTGCTGTCTTGAGGTTTTACACCTTCTGGCATTTTTGGCAATTTGGCGCCATCGGCTTTTACAGCCAAGTCGTCAATTGATATGCCTCTTTGTTGAGCAATTACTTTATTCAAATCACTTAATTGAATAATAGACTGAGGATTTTGTACCATCTCGATTTCTTCAGTTGAAATCTTTTCTAAATTTCCTGCTTTAAAAAATTTAGGCAAAGCATTTGTTCCTGATGGCAACGGGTTTCTTTCCATTGCTTGGTACAATTCATTAGAAGATTGTCCTTCATTAGATTCAATTATTCTCATTAAACCGTCATGGTCTCCTTCTTCTAATTTTGCAGTTCTTATTACAAGAGCGTGTTTACTGTCTCCTGGAATAGTTCGGTAGACCACTGCAACTTTTTCATTACTGCCTTTGATTCTACCTACGTGTTTCATGTCGGCCATTATTTTGCCTCCTTATTACTTGCATCTTTGATTGTTGTCGCAGGTGCAGTTTCCGTTTTTTTACCAGACGCATCTTTTTGTTGTGATTCAACAATTTTTAAAAATGCTTCTAGTTTATTGTAAGTTGCCCCAACAGCCTGCATTTCATTTGCCTTGAATGCACCTCTTGTTGACGCCACATCAATAATTGATCTAATGACTCCCAAATCTTGAACAGTTAAGTCTGCCGCTGGTGCTTGAGCGCCAGCAGGTGCTTGACCTACCTGTGCTTGTTGTGGAGCATTTTTTGTTTCTTCTGTCATATCGATATGTCTCCTTTATTATTTTTTAGACTTTGTTATAACTGAAATATTTACTATTGATGAATGAATGGACAGCTCAAATTGAATATGGACATTTCTTTTGGTGCTTCAAACCCTACCAAAAAAATATATTGAAACTTGGCTTCGCCGTCAAGCACGAGATGTCTACCAAAATAGTATCGACTTTTAAGATTTTGTTCTATCCACTTTACAACCTGCTCTCCTAATTCATCGGATTCAAAGTTGTATTTTTCACAGTGCAAGTTTTTTGGTTTCTTTTTAAACCTTCTTACATTGAAATAATTTAGTGGATTAGGTGTGTTTGTTTTTTGTAGCATTAATCTTCGTATCTTACTGTGACGCCGAATGGTGCTTCAACGTTTTTATCGTGATGTTCATGCACCACAAACACAGTATCACAGTACTCTGAATCTCCCCAGGTATCCCAAGTATAACCATCTGTAAACATGATAAACTTTTTAGGTTCAATGCCATGTTCTTTCATATACTCCCAGTTTGCCATAAAGTCAGTTCCGCCACCACCTTCAATATTGTATTCTGTAAGACTGTCGTCATGCGGAGTAAAATCTTGTTCGTTGTGAACCTCTGTGTCAAAGCACCAAATTTTAATATTGTAATCTGCATACTGTGACATTATGTTTTGTATTTCACCTAAGAATATTTTAACTTGTTCATCTCTAATAGAACCTGAAGTGTCTATTGCAACACACACATCAATTGTTTCATCGTGTTTTGTACCAGGAAGTATAGCACCAGAGTGCCATGCTTTTCTGCTGGGTCTTGTAAATGTGTAGTCGTTCTTAATAACACTTTGAATCTGTGTTTGTAGTACTTCTCTCCAATTCATTTTTGGCTCTGTAAACTGCTTTATTACTCTTTCAATTTCTTTAGGAAGATTACCTGCTCCGGCAGTTTGTGCCGCCTGCAACATAGAGTCTTTTATTTCATCTTTAATTGATTCTAATTCTTCTTTAGAGTATGTAGGTTGTTTACTGCCTTTGTCATCTTTATCTTTTTTATCACCACCACCGGGCGTGTTTCCTTTTTCCCAATCAATGTGTTCATCTAATAGTTTTCCAAGTTTGTCCATCTGCTCTTTGCCTTTTTTGTAGATGTCATCATACACTGCTTCTGAAGTCCAACCATCATATTTCCAATCCTGGAATATTTGTATGTCCTTTGGTTTTTCACCAATATTGTCTCTAACAAGAGTATTGTTCACAATGTAATCACAAGCAATGTTATGCAGTTGTGGATCTCTATCTTCTCTTCTAGTCATGTGATCAAATACACAATGAAGTATTTCATGTGCAATTACAAATTCTATTTCTTTGTTTGAAAGTTTGCTAAAGAACTCTACATTGTAAAACAAGTTTCTGCCGTCAGTTGCCGCAGTTGGGCACCATTCATCACATTCTTGTATTTGTAATCTAGTAGCCATGTTACCAAAGAATGGATGTCTTAACAACAATCCAACTCTTGCAACAACAATCTTGTCTATTACTTCTGCTTTAAGTCTTTTGTACTCTTCTGGTGTAATTTTTGTTTTTTCTATTGTGTCCATCATATTATATTATACAATTTTTTGGTATTATAGTCAACCTGTTTTTGGTATAGGGCACCGTTAAAAGTGCCCTATTGTCAGCACTTTTATTTGATTGATTGAGCGGCAGTGACATACTTGCCATATTTTTCGTGGAACTCATCAAAACACTTGACTTTATCAGGATCAATCGGTAATTGATACTGCGTTAGAGCAAGTTTAATACCCATTACAACAAGTTCGGTATCAAAGTTGTCCATCATAAATCTAAGAAACCTATTGACCTTTTCGTCAAATTTCTTATCTTTCTTGTCACAAGCATCTTTAAGTTCATAACATAAAGAAACCGTAAGCGAGTACATAGCACTTATTTCTTTCGATTTCAATGTGTCCACTTTACCATCTAAAATCTCAGATGGATTAGGCAACTTACTTGCCACTTTTCTGTGAGCCATGAACTTAACTGCAAGTCCTTCACCCACTGCACCACTAACCATATCAGTCGTTGTGCTTTCATCCAGTTCATCTGTCAGTAATTGACTAACAAATGACCAACTTCTCGGAGTCGCAAATGAACGACTAGGTGACTTTGGATCAAAGTCGTATAAGTCCTTCTTGCTGAAAGTCAAATATCCTAAAACATCTTTATGGATGCTTTTGTCAACTGCCCATTCAAACCAGTCATCGAACTCAACTTTCATCTCCAAGTGAATGAATCTATTTGCCAACGGAGCAGGCATTCTGTAAACAACACCTTTGTCTGCTTCTCTATTACCTGCCGCAATAATAACAACATTGTCTGGTAGGCTGTATGTACCAATTCTTCTGTTTAGGATCAATTGATATGCCGCCGCTTGTACACTTGGTGCCGCGGAATTCATTTCATCTAAAAACAAAATGATACATTTATGTTTCTTGGCTAATTTCTCATCTGGAAGTTCTGAAGGTTGAGCCCAATCCATTGTATTCTCTTTTGAATTGAAATACGGAATACCTTTAATATCTGTTGGCTCCCATAAACTTAACCTAATATCAATAGTATGAGCATCCATACTATCTCCAATTTGGTGAATGATTTCTGATTTACCAATCCCAGGGCCTCCCCATAAAAAGATTGGTCTTTTAATTTTTAGTGCGTGTAAAATACTAGCCTTTGCCTTGTTTGGGCTAACTTGTCTAGTACCTATTGTGTCTTGTGCTTTTGGCATATGTTTGTACTCCTATATTAACTTGTTGTATAGTATTATAATATATTCATGTACCAAAAATGTCAACCAGAAATATTGACTTAAAACGTCAAGGTTTATGCGGATGATTTGACCTGTGGATAACTATTCTTCAGTTTCTAGTCTTGAAATTGCTTTATTGAGACCGTATTTTCTAATATCTCCAGAAAATAACATTAATTCCATTGCTTTTCTTTCGTTCGTAACAACAATACCATCTTCTGCTAATAGATATGGACAATTAATATATTTGTCTAAAAATATAATCACTTGAGTTGTAAGGGTAAAATCTACAGGAAAAGGAACTTCGTAAACTTGTATTTCTAATCTTTCAGTTATAAATGTAAATCCTTCATCTGTTAACCTCAACCCTCCTGAACGTCTAGTGTTTTTCCACCAAACAGGCATGTATTCTTTCATGGTATTTTCACCCAACGAAATATTTGCTTGTTTTAAAAAAACTTTTGTGTAGGCTTCTTTAGAAATCATTTTTCACTGACAGTTTCACCTTGGGTCAATTTGACCACTGTGAATTCTTCAGTGTTGAACATGGTGTTCAATTTCTTCGCAAGATTGAATGCGTGTCCAGGATTTGAAAATGAGACCTTTTTGTATTTGGGTCCTGGATAATTGTTCAATAGATTAGATGACTTCAAATTGAAGGGATTGTTTTTGTAGAAAACTGCCCAAATGGCTTCAGCCGCCAAAACTTGCTCTGACTTGTAGTCGCTTTTATTGACGTTTTCTAATAATATTGTTGGTTTAGGTCTACTCATAATATGTAATATTTATCCAATTTTGGATTATATTATGCGTAGTTAATTGATTATAGACTTCCGCCGTCTACTTTAACTTCAATATCAGATTGATTATCTGCTTTTGCAATGATGTTTTCGTAATTACCAGCCAATCGTGCCAACACTGTGCCAAGGCTATATGCGACTTCTTTGGCATTTGCTATGTCCAAAGTCACCTGCTTTTGCTGTGAACTGTCTGCATTTTTTATCTGTTGTAGCAGTCTTTCAATGGGTGCAGTGTTAATAGGTGCTTTTGTTTGCATTTGCTAACTCCTGTTTCATTTCTAATTGTGTTCTAAACGGGCCTTTAAAAGGATATCTGTCTAGTGTCAACATTTTAGGGCAAAAACTTCTTACCCATCCTTTTTCAAACTTTATGATATAGTATCCTGCACAATATAAACTTTTAGATTTTTTGCTTTTTGTAAACAAAGGTAATTTTTTTTGCACATCAAATATTTGATTGTATGCTTTGAATTTGCTTGGGTAGTCATATACTGAAACTTCTTTCAAAACTTTAGGAAAATCTTCTATATCGTCTAAAGTAGAGCCCCACATCCAACTTCCATCAAATCTGCTTTGAAGTTGTACTTGATTATCAAATATCATTGTCCCAGTATCGCAACTAAACATATACCTTCTGTCTTCTTGTTTACAAATTGTTCCTAGTTTTCTTCCATCTTCTTCTAGTATCCAAAAACGTCCATCTAGTATAGGTTTGGCAAAATATTTTGTTACCATGTTATTCTCCTTTTTTGTATTTTGCGTTTAATGGTTCTGCATATGACTCTGGAGAGTCTGCAATTCTTTGCATATCCCATTTTGCACAGAACTTTATTAGTTTTAAACCAACTTGTTCTATTTGTTTTTCAGTAGCACTGGCTACTGTGTCTTTTATAATCTTTTGTATTTCATCTGGTTGTGCTGTTAAATCACACAGTTTTACATTTCTTTGATAATCATCTAGCACTCTGTGTTCTGCACCTTCATGATCTACCCATCTCTGTAACATTAAATTATTCCAATTATAACCTTTTGATTCTCTATCTGCAAAGGCTTCAAGTAAACCTACTTTCTTTTTCGTTCCTTTTGTACGCACACCAGGATATGCTGAAAATACATTGTCCGAACTATCGCCCCTCATACATTTTTCAAATAATAACCATTGTGGATTTGGAGCAGGTTTTTCTTCTTTTGTTTTTTTGTCTATTACACGTTTGCCTTTGTCATCAAAGTATCCTTCGTGTGTAGTTGTAATATCTTGAATACCATTAAATTGTTTTACATTAGGTGCAATCAGTTGGGCAAAGTCACCATCTGTAGATACAACTACATGATTATCGTTAGGATGTGCTTGTATCCAACCTGCAATTAAATCATCTGCTTCTAAATTTTCATGTCTCAATACAGTACAATTAGTTTTTTCTTCAATAAAATTTTTAAAATTATCAAATGTTTCCCAGAATACTTCATCTTCTTCTACTTCAGTTTCTGTTCTAACTGCTCTAGCATCTGACCTATTACGTTTGTATGGAGCATAATGATCCTTTCTCCAACTGCGTCCTTCTAAACAGAATACAACATGACTGCCATCAAAATCTCTCCATACTTTACGTATTGAATTAAATGTGATGTG